AAGTTTTCGTTTTGGAAATTTCCGCACCTTCCGCGGCCCATGATGCCGTAAAGGTTCCCGCACCTACCAATGGCAGGGTTCCAGTTAATCCGGTTAAAAATGTAGCTCCCAGTTTTGCCAGGGTCAGCCGGTTTCTAAGCGCCTCATAAAATTTCATTCCGCCGGGGCCTACCAAATAACCACCGTCGCCGGGCGTGGTGTAATTTTGGCCGCTCGATGCTTTTAAAACCATTGAAGGAATGCCAAAACCGCGAAGGGCGCCTCCAAATTGGTTCATTTCCCGGCGGGCCTCCTGATTCATTTCTTCCTCAATTCCGCCTTTTTCATAGCCCAAAGCAACACGAATAGCGCGGGTAAAAGAATAGCGGTCAAGGTCGTTAGCGCTGTTACTTATACGGGTTCCGCTTCGCATGGCGCGTTCAATTCTTTCTTTTTCTTCGCGTTCTGCATTCAGAATTTCGCCGGAAAGATTATGAATTTCTTCGGTTAATTCATTTTCGCGGGTTTCAAGTTTGCGGCTTTCAAGTCCGGCGTTTGGTAAATCTTTGAGTTCGCCCATTAAGGCGTGTCTTTTTTGCTTAAGCTCATCACTTTTTTTCATTTTAAAAATAGTTTAGAATATTAATATACTTTTTTCTGTTTTTACCAAAACCGCGTTTAACGGCGTTCGGGTTTGAAGGAATGTTGACAATGGAAAATTCTATCAATTCCATTTCATCGTAAACAACAACATCTTCTTCACGGTGTGATTTTTTTGGAATAAAACCAACTGAAACGGCTTTCAAGGTTCCGGCTTTCACCTTTTTAAAAATTTTTTCTGCCAGTGGGTTTGTGTCTTCTGTTTCAAAGGTTGCAATACCTATCAGTTTATCGCCTTCAATAAATGCGCTGGCCGGGCCTAAAATAAAATCAGGGTCTGTTGATTCGTGTATATTGTGTTGATACCCGAAAATTCCGTTTTTCTCAAATCTTTTTAAATCCCAACCGCCAGGGCTTAAAATGGTGCCGTGTGCATCTATGGTGCTATCCGAAATAACAAACTCGATTGTTCTGTTATCAATTCTCCGGATATGTTCAGTAACAAACTTTCTGTTCTCCATTTCAAAATTGTTTCTGCAAAGTTTATTCGTTTGTTTTAGAATCCACTGGAGAAAAATTCCAAAAGTGATATTTTAGGTAAAATCATATTATTTCAATTTCTCTAATTTTGCACGTGTGTTATTTTTGTGGGGGCGTGGTCTTACAGAAAAACGAAATAAAGATTTGCACCCCCTACCCCTAACGTATTATCATTCAATTTATTAGCAAATATTTTATATTTTGGTGTTTGTGATTTTTTTTCAGACAACCGGGTGTTATTATTGCCTTTTCCTGCTGTTTTTATTCATGTTTATATTTCTACTTGGAAAACTCACATGGATTAATTTATTGGCGGTTTTTTGCGTTTTTTTTATGGTTTTCGATAGATTTCGTTGCGGTGTTTTGATAACCATTTGCGGAAAGAATCGAAACTACCGAAACGAGGTTTAAAACCATAATCTCTGATATGTGCCTGCTCAATCTGGTTATAGATATCTTCATGTGTGAGCTGGTGCCTGGTTCCTGAAATACTTGAAACACATTCTGTAAAAAGTATAGCAATACCCTTTTTAGTGGGTGCCACATATTTCCAATCAGATTTTTTTATATCCAACATAATAGCAACTTAATCAGGTTTCTGCAAAATTCAGCATTTCGCCCAGGTCGGAAAATTTGACTACTCCCCGCGGGCCGCGGCGGTTTTTGCCGACAATGATTTCTCCGTAATTTTCGGGAATATCCATCCCGTTCCTATCTTTAAAATTTGAGTAACCAGGGCGCCAGGGCAACAAAACAATATCTGCATCCTGTTCTATACTCCCGGATTCGCGAAGGTGTGAAAGTTTGGGCCGTTCGTTTTCTGCCAGGCGGTTTAACTGGCTGTTCACAATTATTGGTATTTGCAGGCTCAAAGATAGGGCCTTCAGTTTCCGGCTGATCGCTGCAACTTCTTGTTCCCTGTATTGAGGGTTTCCATCGCTTCGGATTAATTGCAAGTAATCCACTATTAACAGGTCAATTCCCCGGCGGCGGTGGTGGTACTTTGCAAGGGCTGTGAGGCGGTTTATTGATATGTTTGGTATATCTACCCAGGTAATCGGTAAATTTTCAATTTCGGGCAATGTATCGCTTATTGTGTTCCAGTTCTGCTGGTGGATTCTTCCATCGCGCAAGGCGGTTCTGGAAATTTCGGTTTCGGCTGCAATTAGGATTTTCAATAAATCAGCTTTCAGCATTTCCAATGAAAAGAATAATACTTTTTTTCCTTCTTTGGCTGCTACTCTGGCAAAATATAGCGCAAGGCTTGTTTTTCCATGTCCGGGCCTTGCACCTGAAACAATCAGGTTTCCGGCTCTCCATCCGCCTGTGATATTATCCAGGTTTTTAAAACCGCTTTGGATTCCCGGCATTTTACCGGCCTGAACTATTTCATTGTCGCGGGTAATTTCGGCAATGGCATCTTTCAGGGCTGTTTGCATATCGGCCCCGGTGTCGGTTCCGGCTGCCATGCTTTCAAATTCGGCCTCAAATTGATTAAACAGTTCTGCAATTTCTGCCGGGTCGGTGTTTTCATATGCTTGTTTCTGAATTTCATTACCCAAATAAATATACTGGCGTTGGATATACTTTTGCGCAATAATTTGCATATGCTGTGCGAGGTGTGCGGCGCTGGCAACTTTTCGGGTTAGCTGTGTTACTTCCATTGGCCCGCCCACCTTTTCCAGTTGGCCGGTGTCTTTCAGATGTTGAGTAACTGTTACCAGGTCAATTTGCTTTCCCCGTTTTGCCATATCAGTAAGGGCCGCAAATATGATTTGATGTTCGTCTTTGTAGAACATTTCCGGCTTTAGGATTCCTTCTGCCTCCTGAAAATACTCATCAGATAGCATCAGCGCACCCAAAACGGCCTGTTCGACTTCCACTGCCTGTGGTGGTATTTTGCCGTATTTTAAATCAATATCCTGGTTTGTATTCATTTGCTAAAATTTTGGTTTCAAAATCTTTTTTTATTCCGTTGGTGGGTTTAATGATTTCATCTTCCCATGCGCGGTTTCTTAAATAGGTTTCAGGATTTTTTCTGAATTGCTTTTCAGGTGTCGCGCGTTTGTATAGTGGAATATGATTTAAAATTGTTTCTTTTTCTGTTTTTGCAAGTTTCGCCCAAAGTTTCTGGCTTTTTACTTTACCAGTTTTTTTGTCGTACAAATTCCAAAATCGGTCAAAATCATTCTTTTCATTCTTATCATTCTTGTTAGGGTTTACTTTCGGTAAAGTTTCGGGTTTATTTTCGGTAAAGTTTTGGGTTTCCGCTTGTTGGTATTTCTGCCAGTTTACCACTGTTAACAGGTGTTTTCTTCGGTTTCCTCTCCCTACTACTTTTGTTTGTAGCATTCCATCATTTTTCAGTAAAGCAAAAAACTTAAAAACGGTAGGTTTTGAACATCGAAATAGTTTGCTCCAATCGTTGATTGAACGGAATGATTCACCCGGATTGCAGGTGAAAATTTCAGTGTTAACAGGAAATTTTTTGGCTTCATGATTTACATTTAACAGAATAGTCATCCACCAACGAAAGTATTTTTCATCCTGCCAAATCCAATGGTTCTGAATATCGCGTTCTATTTTTATCCATCCTGGCATCCGGTCAATTTTTTAAGTTCATCCTGACATTCGGGCAAAGTACCGGCGAAAACTTCCACCCAGGGCGATCCGCGAAAGTTAAGGCGGCTGCTGTGAACGGGTATTATTTTCAGGTCGCGGGTGAGTGGGTTTTCCATCAACTTGTATCGGTGGCTCGTCTGCATGGCTATACTCTTTGAAATTCTTTAATGGATTTCAGTACTTCGGATTTCCGATAAAAGACCTTCCGGCCCAGGCGCATTGGCCTGAACTTGTTTAGTTTTTCATATTTAATTACCGTTGCATCGCTGCTTAAGCCGGTAATTCTTTTAAGTTCTTCTCGGGTTATTAAATCTGCCTGAATTTCATTTTCGGGTATTTCATCACCGTTTTGTGTTTCGGTAATAACTTCACGCAACCAACTCTTAAAAATTGGTTCCAGTCTTTTGAGTGGGAGAGAGAATAAAACTTGTTCTTGTTGTTCCATGATTCAAATTTTTAATATCTGAATCAAAGGTATTTTGTTTGTTTGGTGGTAATGGGAGAGAGGCCCTCACAAAAAACCTCACAACTTTTTTTAAAAAAAGCCAGTGGTTTTCCACTGGCTTTTAAAAATATTAGTTAAAAATTAATTACGAACAAACTTATAATGGCTGGCTTTTCTTTAATTCTTCAATCTTGTTTTCAACTAAATTAAAGGCAACTGGAAATTTTTCCAGAAACGAAAGTATTTTTTTTAGATTTTCTGCAGTTTCTGAATTATGGTAATCTTTTTGAACAATGTTTTTTCCAATTAAATTATACCATCGATAAACAGTATATGGCGACTGAGTAACAAAACCTAAATTTTCCATTTCCTCTTTTATCGTTTCCTTTATTGGTGTTTTTATGGTAATTTCCTTTGCTTTATTCAAATAGTATAAAATCAATGCAATGTGTTTCTGCTGTAAATTTTCCGGCAGATTGTTTTCAAGGTGCCTGGTTCTGAATTTTAGCTCTTTGCAGCAAAGGGTTTCAATTTTATCGTAAATATCGAAAATGTCTTTATTTTCTTGCATAAAACATTTTAATCTATCTGCTTTGGTGGGTAATTCAGGGAATTGATTCATTTTTTCAGCGACGTAATTTGCTGTTTTTAATTCCTGCTCTTTTTTATGCTGAATTTTTTTCAAAATATCTCTTAAAAGTATTGGATTTAAAGTTGTAACAAATAGGTCATCTTTTTGAATATTAATACAGGCTTGTACTATTTCTCCATCTGCGAACCTATCACCAAAAAATATATTTATTGGTTCCATCAGCTTACAATTTTAAGGTTTGACTTTTGAGCAAATCGCGGGTGTTGGGCTAATCGTTGGGCTGCCTGGTCTTGTGTAATCCGCAAGTATCGTAAAAATGATTTTTCCGTTTTGTGGCCGGTCAACCGCATTATTTCCTGTGTGGGTATGCCATCCAGATAACAGTTGGTTGCAAACGAACGACGGGCCGTGTGGCTCTGCATCAGCTTGTATTTTTTAACTGTTGTTTCGGTACGAAGTGCGCCCACCTTTTTAACAATCTGAATTTTTTCATCAATATTTGCCCGTTGGCCTATGGCTTTTAAATTCAGATTGAAAGTGGCATTGTCAGGGCCTTTAGGTAATTTGAAGTTATATTTTTTCAGAATTTCCAGAGCAATGTAATCCAGTGGTATGGAAACAACATTGTTGGTTTTTATGGCAGTAATGTTTAACAGGTTGTTTCCTTTGATGTTTTCTTTTTTTACATTGGTGTAATCAGAAAAACGTAACCCGGTCTGACATCCAAAAACAAAAAGGTCGCGCGTTTGCTCCAGCTCCTCATCCTTGCTTAAATCCAGGTCGTAAATTGATTTTATTTCCTCATCAGTCAGGTAAATTGTAGAAGATTCGTTTGAAGGTTTTTTGAATTTTTTGGAACGGTAAGCCGGATTAACTTTTATTCCTTCATCTTCTGCCTCATGCAAAAAGGTTTTCAACATTTTAAGGTATTTTGCAATGGTGTTGTTTTGGCTGTTGTGTATTTTGATACTGTAATCCTTAAAGGCATGATACCAGGTCATATCAACATTTTCAAAGGTCGTTTCAATATTCCGGTAAGTATCAAATTGTTTGAAGCGGTTTTTTGCGTTCCTGTATTGTTTCAGGGTTCCCGGTGTGCGATCTGCTTCAACTCTCTTTATAAATATGTCGATATATTCATAAAAAGTAACTGGCTTTTCTTCGTATTTCTCCGGGTTCCAGTATTTGTCAATTACCGTTTTCAGCCAATAGCTGTTTAGTTTTGTCTGGTCGGGTTCAATGCTTAAGGCATCTATAACACGACGTTTCAAAAGTTTCAGATGTTCGTTAAGATAATCCTTGCTTTCGCATAACTCTGAAATTTTGATTTTACCCTTTGGTGTGGTTTTCCAAAATTCCGGCAAAATGTAAAGATTTGTTTTTGCGTGTAGGTCATACTCCCGGCCTTCATAAACTCGCATGATAATATTAGCCGGATTGTCTTTGTTTTTTCCAGGTCGGATCGAATACTTTAATGCAGTCATTTTTGATATTTTATTGTTTCGCTGCTGTAAAGATATAAATTTTGTCCGACATTTGTCCAACATTTTATGAAAAGTATTAAAACGAACTAAAAACTAAATAAATTTTAAAAGTGCTGAAAGTATTGATGTTTGGGGCTTTCGTGCAAAATAGTTTATTTTTGGGTTCAATACATTTTGTTAAAAAGTAGTCCCTCCAAGTTCACTTGATAATGAAAAGGTTGCAAAGTAAATTTGCAGCCTTTTTTATTGTGCACAATAATTATACAACCGAATCAATTTCTTTTCTGATTTTTCGGATTCCTTCAACAATTTTTCTTTGCTGCTCAGGCCGCGGTTTGCGATGTCCGGAAACATAGTGCCCCAATTGGCGTTGATTTATTCCTGTTACACGGGAAATTGCAGAACGGGTTAGAATACCATCGAAATAATGAAGAATTGCCCGGATATTGAGTTCAAAATTGAGATTGTATTGGTCTTTTAATATTTCAGGTATTTCATCCCCATCATCTACCATGCCCTCCAAATGAAATTTTAAAGCATCTGAATATGCTTTTTTTACACCTTCCAAAGTTTTATGTGTTGCAACACAGCCAGGTATTTCATTGCTGTATGCACCATAATTGTTTTCCCAGTCTATAATTACTTTTATTGTATTCATATTTTTTTCCAACCAGCCTGTTTAAAAGGTTTTGAAGATAGTAAAAATACTATTATTTTGAACTGTCGAAGTTTTCATTTGAATTTTTTTAACCTTACCTAACATCTGTTCCGTGCACACGGACTATTGGTTACAAACAACCCAAACAAACCGCCGAAAACCAGACTTTGAATCACATCCGTTTGCGAAAGGGAATCCATATAAAGTCCTTCGGTAAAGTAGAAAAAGGCAAACCCGCCAACAGCTCCAAGCACAATCCCCAAAACAGTTCTGCGCAACTGTTTCGATTTGAAAATTCCTTTTATTCCCTTGTTTTCGGGCTGAAGTTCCATCTTTTTTGTTTCGATTTTCATTTCTGTGATATTTAATCATGCAAATATATAGATATATTGTTGTTTTCAAACAGATACATCATTTTCTGTTTTTTCAGAAAAAGAGCGTTATAGAAAAACGGCCAAACGAATTGCTTTTCCGGAATTTTTGTCGGTTCTAATGGTTTTGTTTTTCCTGTTTCTTTCGTTTTCGTGCTTTACGAAAGAAAAATTACTGTTCGTATTATTCTCAAATTTTTCTATCTTTCGCCTTCAAAACAGAACTATGCCAAAATTCCCGCATTACCTGCAACCCGATGCCATGGACTGCGGTCCGACCTGTTTACGGATCGTGGCCAAATATTTTGGGAAGCACTACAACCTGGAAACGTTGCGGGAACTCACCTGGAAAACTCGCGAAGGCGTTTCGCTGCTTACCATTTCCGATGCCGCCGAAAAAATAGGGTTTCGTACGCAAGGTGTGCGCGTAACGCTCGAACAACTTATGGAGGCGCCGCTTCCGGCCATCATCCACTGGACACAGAACCACTTTGTGGTACTTTATAAAATTAAAAAACGTGGAAACAGACCAGAGTTTTATGTTTCGGACCCGGCGCACGGCTTGTTAAAATACAGCCGTGAGGAGTTTGTAAAATACTGGGCTTCCACGCAACAGGACGGCGAGCCGGCAGGAATTGCGCTACTTTTGGAACCTACTTCTGATTTTTATGTGGAAGAAGGCGAAAAAGTGAACAAAACCGGTTTCCGGTATCTGTTCTCCTATCTGAAACCGTATAAAAAACTGATTACCCAGTTGTTGCTCGGTTTTTTTACCGGCAGTATTCTCAGCCTCATTTTTCCGTTTCTCACGCAGGCCATTGTGGATGTGGGTATCACCACCAACAACCTCAGCTTTATAGTGCTGGTGCTCATTGCGCAGTTGGTATTAACCCTGAGTCAAACCGCCGTGGGTTTCATCCGGAGCTGGATTATGCTCCACACCAGCACGCGGGTGAGCATTTCGCTCATCTCCGATTTTCTCATCAAACTGATGAAACTGCCCATCCGCTTTTTCGACACCAAACTCATCGGCGACCTCCGCCAGCGCATCGACGACAATCAGCGCATTCAGAGTTTCCTCACCGGTAACCTGGTGAGCATGTCGTTCGGTATTTTCATTTTTGTCATTTACAGTTTTGTAATGGCTTACTACGACTGGACGATACTCCTCATTTTTTATGTGGGCAGTGCGTTGTATGTGCTGTGGATTTTGTTATTCCTGAAAAAAAGAAAAGAGATAGATTACAAACGGTTTAACGTGGCATCGGCCAACCAGAGCAACGTTTATCAGTTAATTACCGGCATGCAGGAAATTAAGCTGAACAACTGCGAAAAACAAAAACGGTGGGAGTGGGAACGCATTCAGGCCAAACTGTTCCGGGTAAGTGTGCGCGGGCTGATGCTGAACCAAAACCAGCAGGCTGGCTCCATGCTTATCAACCAGATAAAAAATATCCTCATTTCATTCATTGCCGCCAAAGGTGTGGTTGAAGGAAACATGACGCTGGGGATGATGATGGCCATACAATATATAATAGGTCAGTTAAACGCGCCCATTAACGAATTTATCGGTTTTATCCAGGCCGGACAGGATGCCAAAATCAGTCTGGAACGGCTGGGCGAAATCCATCAGCACGACGATGAGGAGAATCCGGAAATTCAAAAAAACTACGAACTGCCTGCGCGCAAAGACATTTCCATTTCCGGAGTTTCGTTCCATTACGAAGGGCCCAAGTCGCCGCGGGTGCTGAACAATATTCAACTTACCATTCCTGAAAACAAGGTTACTGCCATTGTGGGCGCCAGCGGAAGTGGCAAAACCACACTCATTAAACTGATGCTCGGTTTTTATCCGCCTTACGAAGGGAAAATTGAAATTGGCGGCATTGGTCTGCAGCAATTTAACATGGAAATGTGGCGTTCTAACTGCGGTGTGGTCATGCAGGACGGGTTCATTTTTTCCGACAGTATTGCGAACAACATTGCCGTGGCCGACGATTATCCCGACCGTGAAAAACTGCGCCGGGCAGTGGAAATTGCCAACATCGGCGAATACATCGAGAGCCTGCCGCTGCGGTACAACACCAAAATAGGGCAGGAGGGAACCGGCCTGAGCCAGGGCCAGAAACAACGTATTTTAATTGCCCGGGCGGTTTACAAAGACCCGCGCTTCCTCTTTTTCGACGAGGCCACCAACGCCCTCGACGCCAACAACGAGAAAGTGATTTTGGAAAACCTGTCCGGATTTTTTGAGGGCCGCACCGTGGTAACTGTTGCCCACCGGCTGAGTACAGTAAAAAATGCCGACCTCATTGTGGTGCTCGACAAAGGCGAAATTGTGGAAACCGGAACTCACAACGAACTGGCGGCCAAAAAAGGAGCTTACTACGAGTTGGTAAAGAATCAGTTGGAGTTGGGA